CACGGAGCCCATTTTTTAGTTTATGTAATTTATATTATCGACTCTTTACTTCATTATATAAATTGTTTAAATTTCTTATTAATGATTCATCGACTTTTCGTAATGGATTGCTTCCAGGAGCTCTTGATGATGGACTTGGCCCACCTTTGCTCGCTAGGTCATCTCCAATTGCAGTTACTGCAGCAATGCCATATGTTTTAGGACCAGAAAATCCCTTGGCTGAATTTTCAAAATCATCTTCTAATTCTTCTTCACCACCGAGTATCATATCAGCAGGAACTTCGTGTTGAGGTTCTTGTGGTTCGTCACCTTCGTATGATTCGGCAGGATTACCAATAACAACAACTTCTTCTGGCTCTTCTGGTTCATCATGTGATATCTGCGGTGCCATCATTGGTTCCGCTGGCTCTTCTGGTTGTTTATCGATATTTTTTAATATATCCATAAGGTCCCGAATACCATTAGAACCTTGACCAGTAATAGATACATTCATGTTTACGGTATCTTGTTGGACAGGCTGGTCAGGTGTTCCATCACAGGCACATTCGCTTAATGATTCATCCAATGATTCATCCAACGGTTTTACTGGCTTATCCAAGTTTGCAATTTTTTTATATAATTCTTCAAAATTCATTTTATTTTCCTATTGTAGCGGCGGTTGGTTTTTCAATTTTTTGAGAACCGACTGCGCTAACTGTACCTATTTTTTTATCAGCTTTAACCGTGGTAACTTTTTCACTCGGTGCTTTTTTAGCTAAAATTTTATCATTGACACCTTTATATTGCGTGCCTTGATGTTTTTCTTTACCCAATTCTTTCAATAGGCTCATGATATGTTTATCACCGACGACGTCTTGATGCGAAGATTTATCATAGTCAGTTCCCAATAGTGGAATGTCACTTTTCTCATCATAGGCATGATTAATGGCATCTTCGTCCTGTTCGCTTGATGTACGAATTTTAACACAACTATGTGATAAGTTTAATGCTTCAGCTACCAAGTTTTGAATCTGTACAGTAGTTGCTGGATAGCACAAATCTGCTTCAAACATCGTTACACTGACATTTTGATGCGAAGGAAAGTCCGCTTGTGTTTCTTGGATGGGTGTAGTTTTAGCTTCTGAAAAAGTTTCAACCTTATATCTATCCAATACTGATTTGATTTTATCAGCAGCTTCCGCATCTTGATCGCCCACGATTTTAATCTTAAAATTATAGGTTTGTTTGCTTTCTATTAAGTGTTCTCTAAATGATTTCATTATGTAATCCCAATACTGTATTTATTTCATATTCTTTAATTTCTCAAGTAAGGAATTTCGATCTGCTACTACAAATCCCTCCCCTTGAATGTCAATGCTATTATCAGTTGGCGTAGCATCATTGTCTAGTTTTTGTTTTTTAAGTTGAAGTTCAATCATCTTAAGTTTCTTATCTATTTTGGCAGATTTAGCATCTATGGCATTTTTCAACATACTGGATGCTACCTCAAATACCCTTGCTGAATATCGTGCTTCTACATTCATGCCCAAATCCATCAAATCATCATATGCCTGAGTAGCCCTGGTAGCCAACTCATCAAATTCCGTATCTGATATGTCTCCCAACCCTTTAACATGTGGCAATGCTGCTGAAATTTTATCAAACTCTGATATATTTCTAAAATTTTTAGGAGCTGGTTTTATTTGGTTATGTTTTATTTCTTCCGCATTGGCAATTACTTTACTTTCCGGTAAGTTTAAAAGTTCTTCAAGTTTCTTCATGCTATTACTTATCTTCCACCTTGATGGAAAAGGTCATTTTCGTTAAGTATTCTAAATTTAATACCTTGCTGCTTACACCACGCATATGCTGCTGTCCATTTGGCTTGGTTTTTTATAAACTGTGCTTGATTATATTTACTTTTTCCTACCTTTTCGAAAATTTGTTGACTGGCGGGTTTTATTTCAATTAATTCAACATTTAATTTATTATTTTTATCAAGATATTGAATAAAGAAGTCTGGAACATATATGGTATTTCTACCACTCAATGGATCTTTATAGGGTATGTTTACTGCTTCACTTGCCCATTTTTGTATACTTGGACTAGTGTCACAAAAATTCATAAATGACAGTTCCCAACTAGATCTATATTGTGGTATTTTAGTACCTATATATTTGCTAGGATTCTTCATGTTAAATTTACCTTTTGCAAATTTATGGCTCATACTAATATATTACGTGCTTCATAAGTGTCGACAATTGGTGCTATTCTATAACCCAATAAGCTAACTTTTTCACGATACGCGTTAAGTACCTGCGCGACTACTTGGCTCAATTGTACATCAGTTAATGTCTTCAATGTATCTATTAATTGGAAGACATTTATTTCGTCTATCCTAGCTTGATTTAATAATACGATTGCCGTTGATCTAGCACTTTCTAAATCAAATGAGCGTTTTAGGAAAAATCCCACTACCGCATCAATCTGGTTACTTGGAAAACTAACTTGATGGACAAAAAACTTGTCGAAGAATTGTTTAACTTCGGCTGAACTATCTGTGTTGGTTGATGTAGGTAGGTTTATAGACATGATTAATTACCGAAAAGTTCTCAATGTAGCTTGTGTTGTATTTGTATTAACAGGAATCGCCACCGGAAATGATACTCCTTGTAGCCCACCAACGCCTTGTGTCACTTCAAGTAACTTCGTTGATATCCCAGGGGTTCCAGGATTATTTAATGATTGTGTATTCTGATAGGTGTTAATCTGTGTCGTTATAGTATTGGCAAATGCAGGTGCAAATTGCTTTACATCCATGGCATTAGTAAATGACGGACTACTATTGGCGTTGGTTGTATTATTATAAAACGCAGACGGTGCCGCCTCTGTCAATGGTGATGGTGTTTGATCATAATGTTCCGTACCAAATCCTTCCACGGTATCCGGTGAAACTATACCAGAGGAATACGATACTGCCTCATAAGCGATGCTCATAGAAAAACTACTATTTTCAGCACTGCTATATGCCAATGCCGAACTACCGCCCCAACTTGCTATAATGGGATTTGACAACGTATAACTAACATATTCGTGTCTAGCCATTTGATATATTTTTATATATTTGAAAAATGGATTTAAGCTACCATTATCAAAGCCATAATTACCATTGATGTAATCAAAGCTTTTAGTTGCATTTCTAGTATAGGATTTTCCAGAAGCAGCCGATGAGGAGTCTGCGTAATAATAACTGTAGTAATTTTGCCACAATTGATTAATCAATCCCATATTATCATCATGAAAAACAATATCGATGTTTTCCATTTTATGTTGATTTTGTACAACTTTTTTTCTGTTGTATTGATTTAGTGTTTCCGTCGTTATCGTAAATTTAGGTAAGGTGGTGCTTTTAACCATCATATTAATTTCATTTCGATGACGTTGTACTAGGTCGATATTCTTCAACGTGTCTTGATTAATACCAAATGCTACATGAAATAAGAATCCTGATTTTGGAGCAAGTCTAAATTGATCATCGACAAATAAGCGTGAAGCATGTTGTTGATTACGAAACCATGTGGTCGAATCGGCGTTTAATTGATTAATTGGAGTAAATGACATAATATTATTTATGAAATAATTATATACATACTTAATGATAAGTAAAAAGCCCGTATGGGCTTTTTACAAATGTAATATTACTATTAGCTACCAATGGCCATTGTGCCAGTAGTACGTGCAAAATTACTTGTACCGAATCCAGCAGTTGGCCCAATTTGTACACAATTATCAGGTTGTATTGATAATGATAATTGTATAATTTCTTGTCCGGCATATTTCAAGGCACTGTAGTCAGTATCCTTAAGGAAACAACCATAGCATTCCCATGTTTCAAGAACAGTAGGAGTGTTAGCACCATTACCACCATCTAACATTTCAATACGCATAGTAAATTTATAATCACCAGCAGAAGCAGCTGAACTTTGTTCAAAAAAGTCAAATTGTTTCTGATTTTGTTCACCAATCAATTTACTAACCGCACCAGTTACATCGTCGCGTAATTTAATAGCAATAGGACTAAAAGTTGGTCTGCCTGTTAAGTTAATAGTTGAGTTATAAACTTCTATTTTGTTATCAGCAAATGTAACTTTTGGTCTAGCAGCTTCCGCCACTTGTTTAGTTAATTCAGTAGTTGAACCTGATACACCAAAGTTTTCGAACATAATTCGAAAACGGTTGGCATACTTAGGCATCAACATACCTTGTGTGCTAGCACTTTGATCTGATGCTAGCGGAACAGTAAATCTTGTTAATGTTGCAATTGACATGTTATACTCCTATTTTCCTAAGCCTTTAATTTCACCAGTATTTTTCAAACGTAATGGAATATAAATAAATTCCACTGCTTTAACTGGCTCAATCGCGATATCAAGATATAATTCATTGCGATCAATTCTAGCTGGTGTGTTGTTGCTTGTATCACATACTACAACATAATCATACAATGCGCGTTGACCTACTAATTCTAATAATAGATTTTCTGCGGCTTGTTTAATTTCATCACGTGTGATTTTATCATTTGGTTCGAAGATATATGGCTTCGCCAATTGTGATAGTTGTCTACGAAGGTAAATTACCAATCTAGCTACGTTAATACGATCTAATGAACTTGCGTTTCTAGCACGAGTTAATTGACCATAATTAACAAGACCACTTCCTGTGATATATGTAATTGGATTAACTTTTATACTAGCTAATGTATCACGTTGTCCAGTAGTCAGCGCAACTGATTGAAATTCACCCTCACTGGTGATATATCCAGTAGCACTAGCATTTGTGATACCACCACGGCGTGTTCCAGCAGGAGCAAACCAAGGATACGAAACATTATCACTTAATGCAATCGTACGTAATATCATGTGACTAGGTGGAACAACTATATTGTTACCAATATTATCACTAGTATATCCCCATGGGTAGAAAACTCCCAAATACTCATCACTTGACACTAAACCGATATCGTTATCTTCAGTAGCCGACCCAACATTAAAGCCCCAGTTACTCAATGAAGTAGCATCTGGTGTTAATCGTGCTGGCGAATCACCAACCACGAAAGCAGTTAATCCACGGTCTGTGTTTAAACTAACCAATTCACTAACAAGTTCAGGATATCCCGGACATGCTAATAGATTGTACACACGGCTTTCTTCGTCACGTATCTGTTGATTACTGTTAACTAATGCTTGTAAAGATTGAATAACAACTTTACGTTGTGCTTTACGACCAAATGTACCAGAACCATCTTCTTGATTCCCAGCTTCACTAATCCAACGATGTGGATAATAATCTGTCATTGGTTCATTGTTGTTATATCTAACATTTCTAGCCAAAGTATCAACATAATCTACAGCAAATCTTTTTACATTAAAGCCACTTCTACGTAGATTCCATAATAACATACCTTTTGGGTATAGAACTAGCAGTTGTAGATTCACCAGAAGTAGACCAACGTGCGTCATGAAATAATATTCCATCTTCGGTTGTTTGATCACTATTGTCAACTAATACCCATTTTGCTATGAAGCTGTTCCATTTGTAAACTAATGGAAAATTTTCCAAATCAGCAGTACTGATCCATAAATCGCCATCTGCCAATGTAGTAGAGCCATCACTTTGTTTTTTAGGAGCAGTTGCTGAAATTTGAGGACCCATTTCATCAGTGCCAACTAATTCATTGCGATATCCTGCCCATTTTTCACCATCGTGAATCATGATATCTACTTCAT